AATATGCACGATCGCGCAGGTAAGGAGTACTATAACTTCCTTAAGAATCTAATCACCGCTCCACGCGTATCCATCCATGAGAAGTACGTGAGCGACATGGAGATGGACTCTTATCATCGCTTAGTCTTTACTACTAACGATGCTGAAGCTATTAAGTTGCCTGATGATGATCGTCGCTTTGTTATTCTGCGCACAAACTATCATTGGCATAATAAGCTCGAGCATTTTAAGGAGATGCGTGCTCTTCTTAAGGAACAGTCAGCATTGGCTGGCTTTAAGCACTGGTTGCTATCTCGCAAAATCACAAGCGATCTATCGATCGCGCCTATGACCCAGGCTAAAGAGGAATTGCTCCATTCAGAATCACGTATTCTTGATGAGCTCATTACTTGGGCAAATGGTGAAGGACTACCATCTTATCTCCGCAACATTCTGCCATTCGATGAGTCTCGCAAGTTTGGCATAGAGCCTTTGCTCTTGTCTAGAAGGCTTGTACGTGAATACTTTGAGCGCAATGGCCTTAAGTCTTACTACACAAAGAAAGAGATAGCTCGGCTCATTCGTGTATTTGAAACAGAGAACTCACACATTAAGAAGAAATGCATTACAATCGTTGGTCAGTCTTACAGAGAAGACTGGGACCTGGCCTTTACCGTACCAAAGCTTGAAGTATTGCGTCGTCGCTTAGAGCGTGAAGCTAAGTTCCAATTGAGATGGTCTGAAGCCTCGATTGAAGGACCAGCTGAAAGTGACACTACTAATGTGATCGAGCTGGCTAAAAAGGACGTAATTTGAACGTAATTTAGGCGTATAATAATATGATACAGAGCAATTGGGCCTGTATATACAAAATAGGCTAGTTCCATGGAATATACAATATTATTGGTCTCAGCTACAAACTTTCCAGATGTTCAGCTTGTAATTACACAACCAAGTGAAAGAATGGCCAAAGACTATATTAAAAAACTGATAAGCTCTAAAAGCAATCGTCAATTTCTTTATGCTGTTTTTGAAGATGGTGAACAAATCATTGTATCACGTGACACTGAAGCTGTTCTTTCATAGGCGCAATACATCATGACTATCAGATTTACATACAGTTCTATTGATGGCATTCGCAGAGGAATTGCCTATAGCGGAGGATAAGTCATGAACATTCATAAGCAAGAGGACAGTTTCCTGAGTTTTGCTTGGAATACCTTCGCTGCTAGGCCTGAGTTTAAGCAGGAACCATTTAAACCGAATGTGAAGCGTGAATACACTCGAGAAGAACAGCAGTTCTTGTGTTCGTATTTTGCTAATGTGAATGATATATGGCGTAGTTGGTTTAATGAAGAGATTAGTATGAATGAAAGAGAAGATGCCTTGAAGTATTATAGAGAGCGATTGGTAGAGTTAAGAAAATGATTAACAAAGACGCACTTATCATTTATTGCGAAGGTGTTGTATCTGATTTTCCTGAGACTAGGGTATGGATGGAGAACATTAAAGAGCTTCATACATTTCGAGTGGAAAGACTTGAAAATCTACTAAGATCTTGTCTATCTGATTACGGCGATGTTAATTTTACAGATCGACATGGTATGGCAGATAGAATTCGTAAAGTGTTAGAAGACATACCACGTTAAAGCTGAAGGTTTGAATGCGACTATGCGGGCTCCAGGATCTAGGTTCTGGGGCCTTTTTGTTTATTAAGGGTGTTAATTGATTATTTTTCGTGATTGAATATTATTCTAATTTTTGCCATAGTATCAGTAATTTATTTCATTCTAGTTTCTAACTTTTTTATTATTTGGAACAGATTGAGAACATTTGTAGTTCTAGGTAACAAAAAATTACGGAGATATTTCTTTTTCCAACATACAAATTACAAAATTACATTTTACTGGAAGCTAGGACCTAGGGCCTGGAAAAAAGGCGAACGATTTCAACTACTTAGGATGGTAGAGTTACTGATACATCAATCTATTTTATACTTCGTAGGCGATTGATGAATTACTGTTATACTGCGCACCACGAGGGCCCTAAAACTATTTTATAGAATGATATATGCTATATTCATTATTATTTTTCTTTTATATTTATATGTAGTAGTTATGGTAGTTATGGTAGTATACGCCTAAGTGCTTGTTTTTATTATATTATTTGCATTGTTCATGCTACTACCTAACCTACCACCAAACCTTCAAGAAACAAGTCGCGGTAACCCAGGACCTAGGCCCTAGGTCAACGGGTAAAATTGCAACAATGATTCTTATAGAGAACAGAACAAAGGGCAAATAAAAAAGACCTAGAGGATTTCTCCCCTAGGTCCTTGGTCCTAGTCTCTGTTAAGCAGCTTCAGCTTCCATCTCCTCCTCTTCCTCAATCATTTCCTCTGGCGGTTCATCAGAGTCCAAGTATTCCTCTGTGCTCATACCCTTGATGGATCCAGTTTCGTAAACCCCAGCTTTTTCCTTCAAGAGTTTCACATAGTAGGCCCAAGTTGTGTGATACTTCTCAGGCACTTGTCGAGTGGCCCAAAGGGAATTCTTCACTGCGAACTGGAGGATGGCCTCACCAGTTGAACCCTTAAAGTCTTCATCTTCAGAGTTCTGCTTCTCGATCTTGTACATCGCTCGAAGGATGGACTTGCAGGTTGGATTGAACTGACCTATGTTCAAGATCTTAGCAATATCCATGTCGAGCCTGTACAGCTTTGTCATCTTAGCCATTGTATTCTCTCCTGTTTGTATCAACTGCTCATCAGTTGATTTTTATAATATGCCATTCAATTGTGGCAGAATGATGGCGGTGTGCTATGCGTATATGTCATAGCACCTATGTCCTAGGCGCTTGGCTTCCTTGACTGAATGCTCAGTTAGCTATGATATTATAGCATGGGTCTTATGTCCTGGGCTCATAGCTGGCGCCGTAAAAAGGCCACAATTGAGGCCCCCGCCGCCCGCCCTCCCACCCTTTCTCATGTGGTCCTCGCAAAATAATACCAGTTAAAGTTCACTAGATAATAGCCTACGTTTTCTATTATTGATGGATTTAGACACTAGCCTCAAGTTTGCTTTACATTGTAGTCCAGACGCTATCCAAAAAGTACCGTCACTTAGTCTACCGTAATCTTCCCATTGATTAACAAAGTCAGACCATTCTTTAGCTTCTTGCCAAGATAATTTGCTCCAAGATCTAGGATCTATAATAGCTATTCTAGGTACTATGTGATCTATACTTAAATTATCACCCTTGCGTTTTACTAATTCAAGTTCAGTCACATACTCAATTAAATCTTCTTCATTTAAACTTATAAACAAACGTTTATTCCTTTGAATCCAATCCCAACGTTGAGCTTTTTCTTTTGCTACTTTCTTCATAATATGGGCTCCTTTCTATATTATATTTATAATATAGAACTATGTCAGAATTGTGGCGAAGAGGTGTGACACTTTGTCCAATTTACACATCTATAGAATCAGTATAACATGGATCTATGTTAAAAGTACTTCCACTCAATGATGTTGAAAGAATGGAAGCCGAAGATATGGCGCGTATGCGCATATTCGCGGCTACCTTCAGCATGGGTGTACCTATTGTCCGAGCCCTTCGGCAAGCTGGCTTTGATCGGCCGACCAAGGCTCTAGGTTTGAAGCTATTAGCCGACCCCTTGGTGCAGGCCGAACTGGAGCGCAACCTAGAGACCTTGCGGAATTCTCTCTTCCAGCAGAAAGAAACGATTCTTGCTCAGCTGGATGAGGATCGCTCTTACGCGTATGACACTGAGAATGCTGCGGCGGCAGTAGCTGCTACTGTGGCTAAAGCCAAGATCCTAGGGCTTATGGATAAGCCTGGGGATAACAATATGCCCAAGAAAATCACTGTTGAATGGGGCAGCGAGTCCCAGGAAACTATCTACGAAAAGTCCAACCCTTTGATCTATCAGGCACTAGAATCAACTGTAGGAAAAGATAATGGATAGCGTACCGAACGGAGATGTTGTTACTACGATTCCGAGCTTTAATACGACTGGCTCTCCAGTTGTAGCAACAATCAAGCAGATGACTGAGGCTTTGATTACGTACATTGAGCATAATGTGCCGAACAATAGGCGGCGCAGTATCGCGCTTACGAACTATGAGCAGGCTGCTATGTGGGCTGTGAAGGCTAACTTCGAATGAACATTGGACACGCCGTTGACAATATGAACCTAGGCCGGAGAGTAGCTCGTAAGGGCTGGAATGGCAAAGGTATGTGGATTGCTAAGCAGACTCCTGATGCTAATAGTATGATGAGTTTGCCTTACGCATATATGTTCACAGCAGATCAGAAACTAGTACCTTGGCTATGTTCACAAACTGATCTATTTGCAGAAGATTGGGAAGTCGTTGAAGGTTAGACTGTCATATTCACCAAGACCCTATTTTAAAGCTTTCCACGAAAGTAGGAAGCGCTTTAAGATCCTGGTGTGTCATAGACGTGCTGGCAAAACTGTTGCCGCTATCAACGAAACTATTCGTGAAGTGTTGATGTGCGACAAGGTTAATCCGCGGGGTTTCTACGTAGCTCCTACCTTTAGCCAGGCAAAAGATATTGCTTGGACCTATCTTAAAGAGTCGACTCGTGATATTCCGGGGATGAAGTACTATGAATCAGACCTCCGAGCAGATTTCCCTACAGGTGCCAGAATTAAGCTATTTGGTGCTGAAAATCCTGATCGTATGCGTGGTTTGTATGCAGACGTTGTGGTGATCGACGAATTTGCATCTATGTCACCTACTATCTGGACCGACGTTCTACGACCTGCACTTTCGGATCGTCAAGGCCGGGCAATGTTCCTAGGTACGCCCAAAGGTATGGATGCATTCTACGACCTTTGGAGCTATGCTGGTACGCACCCTGAGGAGTGGTACTCGCTTATGCTCAAGGCTTCTGAGACTGGCATTATGTCAGCCAAGGAGCTTTTGGATAACTATAATCTCATGGGTGAATCTAAGTACGCTCGTGAGTATGAGTGTGACTTCAGTGCCTCCTTCGAAGGTGCCTATTACCTTAAGGATATTATGAAGGCTGAAGTGGGTGGGAGAGTTCGCTCAGTACTCTTTGATCCTGCGGCTGATGTGTATAGCTGTTGGGACTTGGGTATGGCTGACGCAATGGCGCGTTGGGACTTCCAAGTGATTAATGACGAGTGGCATTGGCTGTATTACTATGAGAATACGGGGCATGGACTTGATCATTACATTAATGAGGTTAAATCCAGGCCTTATAAGGTGCAAACACACTTTATTCCTCACGATTCGGCAGCGCGAGAACTTCAGACAGGTAAATCCAGGCAGCTCTTTATGGAAGAGCGTGGACTTCAGACTTGGATAGTTGATAAACATAAGATTGAAGATGGTATTAACGCTACGCGTATGATCCTTCCGCGGTC